TGCAGGAACTTCTCGACAAATCCGATGTATTGTAAGTAGGATGGGAGGAAAGACTGGTCATTTTCGCGAAAATGCAATGGGCAAGCGCACGAATAAAACTGGAAGGACTGTAATTAGCCCAAATCCCATGCTTCGCATTGACGAACTTGGGTTTCCAGCAAAAATGGCCAATAATTTAACCATTCCAATCCATATTTCTTCTCAAAACATTGGTGAAATGACCAAATTAATGTACGAGGGAAAAATTGTTTTACTCAGAAAACCAAATGGAACAGAAATTAGTCTTAAAAAATTGATATTTCAACAAGGCACCAGACTGGTCGAAGATGACATAATCATACGAGATAAAAAGGCGATACCAGTAATAACAGGAAAAGAACCGATTAAAAAACATGATATTTTGCTCCGCGATTATGAAGTATATGATGATTTTAAAATTCCATATATTAGACAATACGAATTAGAAATTGGTGATGTTGTGTATAGGACGCTAAAAGACGGAGACTATGTTCTCTTTAATCGTCAGCCAACTCTTCATGCCGCTTCAATGCAGGCAATGAAAATAAAAATATATAATATTGATACTTTAAATTTTAATATTGCCAACTGCAAGCCATTCAATGCAGATTTTGACGGGGACGAAATGAATATTCATGTTCCTCAGTCAGTTCTGGCAATATCCGAATTAATGACATTATCGACACCGCAAAATATGATAATTTCTCAATCTACGGGCAAAGCATGTATTGTTATTGTACAAGATGCGTTACTTGGTTCATATAAAATGAGCATACCAGTAAAAAATACAGTTACAAGAGAACTATTTTTTCAAATAATGGGACATACAACCTTTTCTACCTCGAAAATTTTGCAGGAATTGCAACGAATATATACAGTTTACGAAGGAAATGAGGAAAAAATATATTCGGGTCGTGGAATCATATCAATGATTTTACCTTCAGATTTTATATATGAGAAGAAAAATAATACAGAATATTTCGGCGGCGCAATTTACAATGCCGAAAATATAGTTAAAATTCATCGTGGTGTTTTTATATCTGGAATACTTGATAGCGCAACCCTTGGGTCTAGCACAGGTTCAATAATACAAACATTATATAAGGAATACAGCAAAGATGTTGCTGGTGAATTTATTGATAATATTCAATTTGTCGCAAATCAATGGCTCATGATGGAAGGATTTACAATTAGTTTAAATGACTGTGTAATTTCTAATGAGAAGAAAAATGAAATAAAAGACGTTGTGTATAAAACTGTTGTTGAGTCCGCGGCCCTCGAAGTACTTAAAAATAAAGATGTCCGTGAATCGCGTATTAATAATGTATTGAACCGCGCGAAAGATTTGAGTATTAAAATTGCGCGAGACTCGCTCCACTATAATAACAATCTTCTTTCCTCAGTAAATTCTGGGAGTAAAGGAAATCCAATTAATTTAACACAAATTTCTGGTATAATTGGCCAGCAAAATATAAATAGTAAACGAATTCCTTTGTCGATGAACAATGGAGAAAGATCTATGGTATATTTTCCAGTTGATTCTGACATTAAGTTGCCAACTGAGAAAGTAAAATCACGCGGATTTATATCTTCGAATTATTTGGATGGTCTTGATCCAGTTGAATTTTATTCTCATATGGTAGCAGCCCGAGAAGGTATAATTAATACCGGTACATCAACTGCTGATACTGGTTATATGCAACGTAAACATATTAAGGTTGGTGAAAATAACATTGTAAGCTATAATAATTCGGTGATAGGAATTAATAATCAAGTTGTTCAATCCGTATATGGAAATCTCGGTTATACACCAACTCAGATTGTTAAAACTAAGCATGGTGAAAGTTTTTGTGATATTCGTAGGCTTGTAGATAGGTTAAATCTTCAAAAGGATTTAAAGATCAACCAATTGTCATAAATGTCGAATCAAATAATTATTATTGTGATATTATTTTTTCTCACTGGACTATCCTTTTTTGCGTGGTACAAAATTTTTAAAGAAGTTAAAAAAATTGTTGATCGTGAAAACCGGGACAGCGAATCGCAACCAAAAGTAGATTTGGGAATTAGCACTATACACCCAATAGAAATGAGTAGCAATTTGAATATACAATTACCTGATGTGAAAGAAGAAGATGAGACAAAGGAGACTTAATTAAATTTGAAAATAAATCTATTTTCAAATTTATACCATTCTTGAAATATGTTATCTGTAATGAGAAGATAAATTTGGATGAAAAATATTAATTTTTCCCTTCAATTACCAAATGAATGGCCGAAACAATGTAAGGTTCGAAATGACAGTAAATATTATATTACAATTTCAGATATTTTAAGTAGCATTATCGAATTTTGGGTCATCATAAAAATTAATTTTTATAATTTTTATAATTTTTATAATTTTTTTATTTTTTTATTTTTTTATAATTTTTATAATTTTTATAATTTTTATAATTTTATTGATTATTTCTGTGTAAAATATTGAACGATTCGTTATCATAGCATTCAATTTTTTTTATTTCAGTTCTACACATAGGACACGTTAATTTTATTCTACTTATCCAGTCTATTATACAATTTGAGCAAAAACAGTGTTGACAATTAAGTTTAGCTTTAGTTTGTGTTGTTACACATCCATAACAAATAGAACAATCTGTTTTATCCAATGAATCAATTTCTTCAGTTTTTACTATTAAAATTGAAATATCAGAAGGATTAAATAGAATGAAATTATCATTAATATGATCATTAATTATAACATTTCTTATAAATTGAGTATATGTAATATTGATAATATTTGTTTGAAATATATAACAAAGTAAAGTATTAATAATTGTCCTTAAATTACTTTGTATTCTAATACCACAAAATCTTACTGTTACTGCTTTCACTAAGTCTTTCATACTTTGTTCCATACACAAAGAATATAAATAAACTTCCATATCAGTAATTGCTGTAGTAATTCTTATACTATTGTTTAATAGTTGTTCTTTTTTATTAAGAAATAATTGTCGTGATTGTTCTAATTTAGGGTCATTACACATTGTTATGTTATGACCATTACAGTGACAAAAAGAGCAACGACGAAGAATAATACGAGCACGGTTTATAAAACTATTTGATGCATCATAATTTTCTCTATTCTGTAGTAATTGAAATTGCGAATTTATGTTTTCAGAGTCCATTTAATCGTTTCAAGTAATTTCAAGTAGTTTCAAGTAGTTTAATTTAATTTACAACTTAAATAAGTATTCAATTTTTTTTTATAATGTGAAAAAATAAAAAACAATTTACACCATTAAAATTACACAGAACATGTAAGTAATCAATATCTCTATATCTATGTATTTATCTCAGTTCCAGTAATTTCGTTAGTAAAAGAAGATGGTTCAGGTATGAAATTATCAAGTTTTGGTGTAGAATCTATAAAATTTTGATGTATATTATCATTTATTTCTACATTATCATATACAAATTCAGTATTGTTCAATTCATTTATAGAAACTTTTTTAACAATATTTCGTTTAATATTTTGAATTTGAAGACTGTGCATTGCAATATATGGACTAATAGCTAAATTATTCATATATGTTCTGTATTTAAAACATGCTAAACTAGAGTTATTATTAAACTTAATACTATACCACCAGTAAGCAGGAATAAAAACAGTTTTCCCTTTTTGTAAAGTAAACTCTAGACATTTGATTTTATCAAAATCAGCAGAGTATTTAGGTTGAACATTCCAAGGATTGACAGGAGTTCTAAATTCAAAATTTTCATAATCATAACATGGATAAAGATATTTTATGCTTTTAGGAGGAGCTAGTTTAATTTGTACGTTGTCTTGTGTACATAAAAAAAAATTTCTATAATTAATTTCATACCGAAAAGGTGTTTCAGTTCCATTGCTACCAAACATAATGTCATAATTACAATTAGAAATCATATATGGTCTTAAATATTCATCATTATATTTCAAATTTTTACCAACGCCAGTTTCTTGTAAAAAGTCATAGTTATTTTCAGTAAAATATTGAGATTGTTTATCCTCGTTAAATAATTTTAACGAAGTGTGTAAAGGTAATGGTATGTATAATTCACTATTAGTATCTGTATCTTTAGTATTGCGAATTTTGATTTCAAAAGCGTGATAATTATCTAAAATATATTTACGGTTGGAAGATAGAATAATTTTATCACAATCAAAATTAAATAAAACAGGTTGCCGTAAATCAAAAATTTCTTCTAGTTTATCTTTAGAAGCATCATCAATTTCATAAATTTCTAAATCTTCGCTTGTTTTTAAATGGAATTGTATATGTAAATAAATAAATAAAACAAGACAAAAAATAAAAAATCCTATAATTAATTTCATTAATATTAAATAAAATTAATAATAATTTTTGCTAACTAAAACGAAGGAGATTTAATCATCAAGTTTTGGAGCTATATAAAAACAAACAATAAATTCTTCACCTAAATCATATTTGATTTTCATTGGTAATTCTTTGCTAAGATGAAAAAATATTTTACTAGATAATTTATTAGTTAAACACATTCTATTAATAAAATAAATACTATAAGTAAAATCCAAATGTTCAATTTCTTCGTCAATTAAAATTTCATCAAATTCTTCTGTACTCAATTTAACATTCATTTCACCTGTATTACTATTTGTTGAAAAAATAATATCATCATTTTTTATTTGTATTCGTAAATCGTCACCAAAATTACTCATTTGAGAAATAATATCACAAATTTTTTTTGAATTAATTAGTATATCACAGTTATAATCAGTTTCAGGTATATTCATTATTTCATAATCATTTTCATTTAAAGATAATTTAAAATGCTTATTAAATTCTTCTTTTTTCTTATATTCATTAGCAACTAAATCAATAAATAAAAAATCATCATTTTTTGTATAAATATTTATTGTTTGAGATTCACTAACTGTATTTATAATAGTATAAAATTTTTGAGTATCAAAAGTAATTATTTCTTGTTTATCTTCTGATAACTCAAATTCATTAAACCATTTTTTATTTATATTAATATCAAATAAACAAATGTGTGATTTATCCATTCCTTGAATATATAATTTTTCAGAATTTATTATACAACATATAGAAGATGTATTTGTTTTGATAATATTAAATAAAGCAATGAATAAATCTTTTTTAATTTTATCTACGAGAGAAATTTTCATTATATTAAATATCTACAAATGTTTAATATAATTTTATTAAATATCTACAAATGTTTAATATAATTTTATTTTTAAGTAATTTTCCAATAATTCAATTTATTAGAAAATTATAAATGTTTGATTTATTCAATAAAAGTCATATTAGATAATTCTTTCAAATATCGTTTAGAACAGGTTTCTACCAATAATCCATTCGCATAAATTCCGTAATTCATGTAATAATCATCATTTTCAAGAGCCAAGTGATAAATAGTATATGTTCCAGGTGTTTCATATACAGAAGTACGAGGATCAGCACATGCGGGAAGGCGGTATTTATTATCAGTTACATATATATTCCCATTTACTTCTATCACTTTTTGTTTTTGTTCTTCACTTATAAAATTTTCTACCAAAATAGAGTGACACCCTGTAATGATAAGTGGTTCAAATATTTCATCAAAAATTTCTTTGGGACATTGATAAAGTTGGTCTTTTATTCTTTCTTTTATACCAAGATGACATATATCTAGGCTCTCCTCTTTCCCCCTCTGTCCCTGCTCCTGCCACTGCCCCTGGCTCAATCACTACACTCTCTATTGCTGTCTCTGTATTTCCCAGGGCAGCGAGCGAGTGGACGACCGTGGCAAGAGCTGGAGTACTTTCCGGCTCATCCACCTCCTCTTGATGCTCTTGATGCTCTTGATGCTCTTGACATATATCTCTTTTACCAATCATATCAATTGCTTTATAATCGTGTTTCAAAGTTTTAACTAAATCTCCTTTTCGTAAATCTTGGATAGGAATGTATCCTTTGTCAGTTAAAATCTTTGAACCTTCTAGGAAACAAGTGATTGGGGTTGGGGGTAAGATATTTATAGTTACATTTCCAGAACCACCACCATTTGTTTCATTTGATACATAAAAATTACCATTTGAATCAAACGCAATTCCACCACCTCGATAAGTTTTACCACCAGTCGCATAATTATCTGTTATTAATGTTCCGTTTATATCATATTTACTTATTTGATTTATAGATTTATCAGTAAAATAAAAAAAGTCATTATTAAATAGTATGGTTTCATATTCTGTGTGTGTTATAAATGTTGATTGTAATAAATTACCATTATTATCAAATTTTGCTACATTATTTGTATCCGTAATGTAAAAATTTCCATAGCTATCAACGGCAATAAAACTACGTTCCATACTAGTGAAATTATAAGTAGATTTACTTATAAATAAACTATTTGTTCCATCTGAAATGTCTATTTTATAAACACCTACAAAACTCTTGTCATAATTAGTAAACGCCACCACATATAAAAAATTTTGGTAATATACTATACCTGTAGTTAAAATTAGATTTCCACTAATAGTTGAAAATATGGTATAACTTCCATCATTTATATTGATTTTATAAATGTTACCTTTCTCAAACGCTGTAGTGACGTATAAATAATTATTGTAGTAAGCAAGACAACTCATAAAAAGTCATAAAGAAGTCCCAAAATTTGTTAATGAAGTTCCATTACCATTTTTATCTATTTTAATTATTGAACCACCAGTATTTCCAAAATTACTAGCATATAAAATACCACTATTATCAAATACAAGTGAACTAACTTGTGTCAATAAATTACTATTACAAAATACTCTTTCAGCCATATATATATATATATATTTTTGTAAAAATATATTTTTGTGTTCTTTCATATTCTTTTTCATTAAAAAAACGATATTCTTTACTTTCTAAATTATATCTTTCTTTTGTTAAATGCTTAACCCTTTCACGCCTGACACATTTTTAGTGTTTATTAATATTAATATTATTTTATTACTTATTATGGTAATAAAATAATTATATTTTTATAGTATGTTAACAAAATAAATCGCCAATATTGGCGATTTACACACCTTCAGGCGTGAAAGGGTTAAAATATAATTTTATTTAAATATAATTTTTTTTAAAGTTTTTTTGTCAATTAAAATTGCTAAAAAAGAATATATATATGTGAAGATAGAAGAAACATCATAAATATAGCAGTTATCTAATTTATCAACAAAAATGGTTCCAAGAGTGTTTATAATTTTTTGAATAAAATCTTTATGTTTATCAATTTCTATAAATGTTATATTTTTTGCGTAAACGTGTAGATTTAATTTTTCATAATTATTTAATACATTTTTAATAATTGTAATTATATAATTTAAAATAAAATCTTTATTATAATTTTTACAAATAATTTTAAATAGAAAATAATTTATTACAATATTATTAGTTTCATTTATAAAACAAAATTGTTCTAAACCATAATCAATATTACAATTTGATAAATTGTATTGTTGATAATTATTAATTAGCTGTTCAACATTCATAATATTATAGTAATATGTAAAAATAAAAAATTATAAATATTTAATTTTATTTTTAGTTATATACCAGTTGTTTCATTTCTTATAAGATTTTTCAAATCTTCAGATAAAATATTTTGGTCTGTATCAATTGTAAAATTTTCTATAACAGTATTTAATTCTAGTTGAGTTTGAGTTTGAGTTTGAATACTATTATATTCTATTGTTGGTTCTTCATCTTGTAATTTTATTTTACTTTCTAATTCAACAATAGCTGTTTCATAATCAGTAAATTTTTCATTTGTGTCTTTCATAAAAGAATTAAATACGAGAACCATATTTTGAAAATTGTCTTTAAGTTCTATATTCTCTTTAGATAATTTGTTAATATCTCTATTATTTGTAATAGATGTTAAATTATTTTCTAATAAAACAATTCTATTCATAATGATTTCTAAAGTTTCTGTGTTTATTTCAGAATTATTACTAGGTGTGGCAATTGTAATTCCGCCTTCTTGATTTTCTTGAATTAAAGTTTCAATTCTGCCTAATCTTAAAGTGATTAAAGCAATAGCATTACTAAGAGTAATTTTAGAAGTTTGTTGTTGTTCTTGTTGTTGATGATGTTGTTGTTGTTGATGATGTTGTTGTTGAGATTGTGTAATTCTTACATTACCTCTACTTCCTATAGGTGCTTGTGAAAAAGAACTAGCTGAACCGATGGATGTTCCTGGTCTAGAAGTATTAATAGGCGTTGTTTCATTAGCTCTTCTTGCTCTTGCGGCTGCGATAGATCTAGAACTGCTCATTGAATATAATTATTTATAACAATATGTTTTTAAATTACTTACGCATCTAAATGAAGTATTCTAAAGAATCAAAATTTAACTAAATAATACACCTTTTCTCATTTAAAACGCCCATTTTAAATGAGAAAAGGTGTAAAATAAAGTGTGTAATATTGATAATTAGTAATGTCAATTTTTTAGAATCAAACACATAGAATAACCAAAAAGACTAATAGTATTACATTTTCGTGCTTGTTCAAGATAACAATTTTATAAAATATTGTGAATAAGATTCAATTATTTTCATGTAATATATTTGTTAAGTTCAAGGCTTTAATTATTTTTAAAAAGAATTAATTTCTTTTTATAAATCATATGGAAAGTTCAAATGATTCAAATAAAAGTTTTTTCAAACATGTTTTTAATTTAGATAATGATTCAAAATCTGATATATTAAATATAATACAGTATGCATTATTATCTATAATTCCAGTTGTTATTTTAAATAAATTAATGCAGAAATATGTTCCAGAAGCTGATGACAAAAAAGGAAGTTTAGAAATATCAGCAGAAATATTAATTCAAATCATTATAATGTTTATTGGATTACTGATAATACATCGTATTATTACATATATACCAAGATATAGTGGTATGGATTATCCTGAATTTAATATAATTTATATAATTTTAGCTGTGTTAATGATTATTTTAAGTCTTCAAACTAAAATAGGAGAGAAGGTAAGCATTTTAGTAGATCGCATACTTGAATTGTGGAATGGACAAACAGAAAAAAAAACAAATAAAGGAAAACAAGGTACTGTAAAGGTATCTCAACCAATATCTGGACAAATTATACAATCGCCTACAGTAGGTCAAAATGCTATGAGTCAATCTTTGTATGGAACTTCTGCTATAAATAGTTTACCTACAAATGATATGACAAATAACACACAATCAAATCAATATACAATGAGTCCACAACAATTACCAAATTATAATAATATGTATCAAGAAGATAATACTCCTTTAGTTGGTGCTGCTAGTCCAACTCAAGAAAATTTCATGGAACCAATGGCAGCAAACTCTGTTTTAGGTGGTAGTGCGTTTGGTTCTTGGTAAAACAGTATAAAAAAATAATATTAAAATAATATTATGGATGTTAATAAATTGTTAAAAGCATTAGATAATGAGTCAAACGAATCACTTTTAAATTTTACAACAGAAAAATTGCTTGAAATGAATTTAAAAATTATTAAAGAATTACAATTAAATTATCATGATACTATGAATATAATGAAAAAAATAAAAGGATATAAATATGTTGATGAAATGAGTGATTTAAAATATGGAACTTATATAAGGTGGATTCCAATTAACAACCCAAAAGTTATTGAAATAACAAAAGGTGCAATATTTTGTGAAACAAAAATAACTGATAACGGTGTTTTTTTAGTTTGTAAAAATTTTGGATATGTATCAAAATATTTTCAAATAAAATTAGATGAATGTTTAGTTTTTCAAAAATTAACTGAACAAGAATTAATATTAATATCAGCACTTGATCACTTATCTAAATAATTTAGATAAACTTATAATCAAGATCTATAAGATTGATTTTTGTGTGAACTTAAATGTTTACAGGTGTATTTTTTTTATTATAATATATTATAATGTTACAAGTACAACAACAACCTAGAACAGAACAATTTAGTAAATGTAATTTTGTGAATACAGAAATAAATCATGACCTAAATCCACCAGTTTCTACAAGGGAGAATACAAATGATGAAGATTTTTTAAGAATATCAAGAAGTTATTTAGACCAAAATGGAGTTGTGGGTTGTAACAATTTTTTAGATTATTTTGAATTTTTTAATGATAGTGCTATAGTTGAAAAAATAACAGGATATACTTTACCTGATATAAAAAATATAGAACCAAATCAAGATATAATTTTTAATCCTTTAGTAAAAAAAGTTGATAATAATAGAATAAATTCTGAAAGAATACAAGCAAACATAAAAAGATATAGTAAACCTTATGATAGTAGATTAGTTAATTTATTTCCAAATGACCAAGATGATGTATTTTTTATTATTGATACTGGCGATAATTTTGTTCAGATATTAAAGGGTCTTACTATTAATAGAGAAACGCCACTTAAAATAAACGTAATACATTCTGTAGTAACTTTAGGAGATAGTGCTCCAAAAACATTACCAGATTCAAAAAATTATCATTCAGAAAACAGAACAGTTTTTTTATATTCGTGGTATTATTCTATTCCTATTGAAATTTCTGCGAATGATGATTTATTTATGAGTTCATTTAGGATAAATAGTAATCTTTCGGGTTTAGGATGGAAAATAAGGCAAGATTGGTATTTAGACCAAGCCCTATTATATCAGACACTTGACGCAAAAAAAGAAAATTCAAAACCACTTGTAAAAACTTATTTATCAAAAAATTTAACAGGTGCTGTAAATTCTTTAAGAAATACTCAAGCAAATATTACTGAAGAAACCCAAGAAAAAATAAAAACAAATAGTTTAAATATGCAAAAAAAACGTTCTGGAGATTATTTACAAATATGGATAGCAAAAAAATTTCCTGAAATTATTGTGGACAATAATGATAATGGTGGTAATTTAATATTTGTTAAAGGTCCAAGTCCAACTAATACACAATTCCCTAATGTTGAACTTGCTAGTATAGATGAAAAAAAAGAATGGTATAAAAAACGAACATATTTTATTACAGGAGATTGGCCAGCTTTTTCTTATGCTATTTATAATAAAATAAATGCTATAATAATTTTTAAACATCCAACAGATCCGTTACAATCTTGTATAATTCGTGTGTTTTTTTAACATTTCAAATGGCGTTTTTTATGGCATAAAGAATACAAAAATGTAAAATCAATATAGATGGTCTTACTTTTTCTTCTTGTCTTTCTCTAAACACGATTTTTTTGTTTTCACAACTCACATATATTTACTAAAAAATTTATTTTTACAATTTTTTTCACCATTCCTAAAAACCTTATAAATGTTAATTTTTGTAACAAAAATGTTTTTAGTAAATTTTATATTTTCAAACAAATTTATAAGGATTTATAAGGTTTTTAGGAACTTTGCAATCAAAAAACATAATAGAAAACCAATAGCATGTAAAATTAAACAAAACAAATAAAAGTTAATACTTGATGAAATGAAAAAAATAAAATTTATTAGCAAAAGTGTAATTAAATAATATAAACATAATATAAATAATGGAAATAATGGAAATAATTTTAAATGACGAAGACAAGACAAAAAATTCAATTTTTGATAATTCTATTACATTAAATATAATTCCAATAGAAGAAGTTGAAAATATGTATAATCGTTTGTATGATACAATATACAATAATGAAACAAGATTTTTTTATAATATAGACAAACGTATAATTACTAACCCTAGAGATAATCATAATAATATAATTCAAATTATAATTTATAGTTTTATAATTAACACAGATTTTTTTTTTAGAATGTTTCCAGAAGAATATGTATCAGAGCTAAATATATCACAACGATTATTAGATATAATTTCTTATATACAAACAAATATGAGTAATATTATAAATTACATAAAAAATGATGATTTACAAGCTTTATTAGATTTGTTTGTAGAAATAAAGAGAAAAGATTCTTTTATATTTGATAATATAGTATCAATTCATTTAAATAATCTTTATCATTTTCCTTATAAAGTAATTGACAATAACGATCATACACAACCCACTGAATTTAAAACAGACGCATATATAAACAATTTCATAAATACAATACTTACAATGATTAATGATATTAATGATATTAGTAATAATATTACAGCACGTGGGAAAAATAGACGAAAAATAGACGAAATATACGAAATATCAACGCAAAACGAAAATCTAAACACATCAAATGGAACTAGAAGAAAAGTAAAAGTTCAACCAAATGTTCAACCAAATGTTATAAATATTGGTGGAAAAAAATATAAAAATAAAACAAAAAAATCAAAAAAATAAAATATAATAAAAAAAATAAAAAAATCAAAAAAAACAAAAAAAACAAAAAAAACAAAAAAAAATAAAAGAAAAATGTATAGTAATTAAATTTATGTGTAAATGATTATGAAGTTAGAATATTTCATAATCATATTAAAGTTATATTTTAAAATATTAATGTAAATATATACAAAATGAAAATAGTTGTATTTGATTTAGATGAAACATTGGGTTACTTTGTTGAATTTGGTATATTTTGGGATAGTTTAACATTATATTTATTAAAAAATAATAAAAATGAATTAAATGAATCAGCATTTATTGAAATATTTGACTTATATCCTGAATTTATAAGACCAAATATAATAGAAATATTGAATTATTTAAAAATAAAAAAAAAATCAAATTGTTGTCACAAATTAATGATATATACAAATAATCAAGGTCCTAAAAAATGGGGAAATCATGTAATTTCTTATTTTCAAGAAAAAATAAAGTATAAGTTATTTGATAAAATAATTGCGGCGTTTAAAATTAATGGAACAAAAATAGAGTTTTGTAGAACTTGTCATGAAAAATCATACAAAGATTTAATGCGTTGTACAAAAATGCCAGTTAATACGGAGATTTGTTTTATAGATGACAATTATTTTTTAGAGATGAATAATAAAAATATATACTACATAAAAATAAAACCATATATATATAATTTAGAATTTGATGAGATAATAAATAGATTTATTAATAATAAAATAGGAAAAAAATATATAATAGATGAATTAAGTTTTAGAGAATTTATGAATAAAAATATGAAAATGTATAATTTTAAGATAACTAGAAAAGATGAAAAAGACTATGAAAATGACAAAAAATTAGGAAAACAAATTATGTATTATATTGAAGATTTTTTTAATAATTTCAACAAAAAAAAAAATAGAAAAAATTTAATTAGTAAAAAAAATAAAACATTAAAAAATGTAAATAAACATAACACAAATTAAATTTTATAAAAAAATGTTTTTGTATATAATTTTATTTCTGTTAAATATTTGGTTAAAACGCTTGTAGTTAAAATAAATAATCCAGCACTAAACGCTATTCTACGGTCTAAATAAGTAAAATCAACAGGTATTCGTAATGGATTAAAACGATATATTAAAAATAAACAAATATATATACTTATAAAATTGTTCATAAAAGTTAAATATTTTTCAGTCTTTTCAGTAAATCCTAATGCTGAAATAAAAATTAGAATATAAGTTAAAACAATAAAAATATTAAAAAAAAAACTCTGATAATCATTTAATAATTTACTTTTGTGTGTTGATACTAACATATAATATACAAATATTTATTTGTAAATTTACAAATAAAAATTTATTGTAAATTTAATTTTTATGTTAATTTTATAAATAATAAAATAAAAATAATAATATATAGTAAATGATAAATAATAACCAAAAAATAGAATGTGTTCAAAATATTCATAATGAAACAAATAAAAGAATATATGATAGAAATATTCCTTCTCAAATGCTACAGCCATATTTAGATGTGCGTCCAGTAATGACAAAATATTCTTATTTTCCAATAGTAGATCCTAGAAAAGATTTAGATACACGATTAAAACAAATGCCAACATATAATTCACACACAGTATTTAATCCAGGAAATACTCAATCTCCTTGGTCGGGATTTGCGGGAAATATAAATAAAGAATCAGAATTAAGAAATCAAGTATTTGCTCTTCAAAAGTGTAGTCAATCAGTATATGTACCTAAAAGTACAAGTGATTTGTATATGTATAGTTATAATCCTACACAAACAATACAAACTCATAGTTTATTATTTGAAGAAAGTACATTCAATAAATTTAATCCAAATCCAAATGATAAAGTTTTAGGAACATATCTATTTATGAATCCAACAAGAGCTCAAGTAAAAGATTTAACAGAAGAAATGCCACAATGCTAAAAAGTATAAAATAAAAAATTTTAATAATGAATATTATTATGATTAACAATATTGTAGATCAAATAACTTTAGATTGTTTAACAAACAAATATTTTTTAAAAAAAAATCAATTAGCACAAGAAAGAATAATAATATATAAAAAAGAAAAAAAATTTTATCGTAAAAGAATATTAAATTTAACTAGAGATTTGTTATTAAAAAAACATGAATGTCCTGAAAGTAATAATAATGAAATTTCATCATCTTTTGACAATTATGTAAAAATATGTATAAATTACTTTAAAGCATTAGATAACAATGACATAATTCAAAAAGAATTAAAATATATTGAAAATAATGAAACAGATATATTGAATGAATTAAATTTAAATGATAATACAAATACTAATGATAATATAAATAATTATAATACAGAAGAAGAAAATAAATTAATGATGCGTACATTAAAAGTAAAAAATCCTTTAAACAATTTTATAAAAAAAACAATAATAAATAAAAAAGAAATAATTTTACCAAAAGAAAAAGATATAAATTTATCTGACCCAAATTTAAGAAATAAAGGAATTCGTAAAAAGAAAAATATATCTATAAATTATGATGAAAACAATTAAACGTAACAAGAATATAAGCAAAATGACAAAAAAAAATAAAAAAATTAAAAAAAGTAAATACCAAAAAGGTGGGAATAAAAAAATGGTAGTTACAAATAAAATAAAAAATGTTATCGGTTCAAATTCAATAAAAAAAATGAAAAAATTAAATTGTAGTCCAAAGAATAAATATGAAATAAACAATTTTAGTTGTTATACAGATAAATTACTTTTTAAATTGCGTGATTTATGGAATGCTAGACATCCAGACGTAAAAATAAAAACAAATAATCCAAAAGAAATTCATAATTTATTAAGTAATTATTTGAGTGATGTTTGTAATAGAGAATCTTGTTGGTTGAAACAAAAGGATGAATTTGGAAATATTGATGAAGATTTTAAAAATTCTTTTGCCCCAGAATCACCTAGTGAATGGAAGAAAAATCCAAACGAATGGTTATCAAGTGTAGATATAATTAAAGTAATGAAACAGTATGAAAAAGCATATAAATGTTTTGATTTTATAGGTCCTTCACCAATAGATTTTGACACAAAAAAATTATATGGAGAGTGTGTTTGGGAAGAATTATGTAATTTAAATTTAGAAGAATTGAAACGTAAAGGAAAAACAAAAATTGGAATAATTTTCAATACAGATCCTCATAATAAACCAGGCGAACATTGGATTTCTATGTTTATAAATATAAAAAAAGGAAAGATATTTTTTTTTGATAGTGTTGGTAATAAAGCTCCTCCGCAGGTAAAAGTGTTGGCAAATAGAATAATTGAGCAAGGTTTAAAATTAAATCCAAAAATTGTCTTAAAATATGATGAAAATCATCCAGTAGAACATCAATATGGAAATACAGAATGTGGTATTTATAGTATATTTTTTATAGTTCACATGTTGGAAGATAAAATGACGGAACACTATTTAAAAACACATATACTAAAAGATGAATATATGAAAAATTTTAGAAAAATTTATTTTAATGAAGAATTGTAAAAGTAATTAGTTAATAAATATATTTAAAAACTCATTGAGTATTTCAATATATTGATGTCATTAAGTGAATTCCTTACACAAGAAAATATACAGTTACTTTGGGAAATAATAATTGACGAGTGTTTGGTTATGAAAATAATAAGTTCTTCTATTAACAAAAATGATATAGTTTTAGAAATACAAAAAATATTTGAAACAAATTTACAAGGATTTTATAATCATGAAAAAAACAAAACTACTACATTAGTAGAATTAAATAAAAAATACATTATGACAATTATACAATTTTTAATAAAAAATTATCAAAAACAAACAACTTTATTATCAGAATCTCAAACAATTCCATTAACAGAAACTCAAACACAATACAAAAAAATTAAGATTCACGATGACCTTGTAAAACAATCTATAACTTATGAAGAAATTCAAAATGAGCGATTAAGTAAATTTGAATCAGAATTAAGTAAAAAACAACAAGATTTTACAGATGCTATGAAACTTCCTGTTCCAATTATTCCAAAATTCAGTGATGATTTTTTAGATAAACCTATTAATGAAATGGAAATTGAAATTAAAAAAATTCAAGAACAAAGAAATTATGATATTGAAATTATAAATAAAGATATTCAAACCAATTCAAGTAACTGGTTAAAATCACAAGAAACAAATATTAAAAATGAAAAATTTAACACTACAAATATAAATTCTATTTCTAATAACAAAACAAAAAATGAAACAAATGATAACAATAATATAATAATTAATTTTGAAGAAAATAACACAAATGAAAAACACATTACATGGGCTGACCCAATTAGTGAATTAAATTTTGAAACAAATTCTGAAACAATAAGTATTTTTAATAAACTTAAAAAGATAAATGTTTCAAAACAAGAAAATTATCAAATACAAATAGATGATTTAAAAAATGAAATAAATAATATAAATAATAAATTAAATATAATTCTTGAAATATTAAATAAAAATAAAAATTGAATAAAAATAAAATAAAAATAAAAATTGAATAAAAATAAAATAAAAATAAAATATTGTATAAAATGATTCAATCAAAATTTATAATTTTATCACTATTTTTATTTTTAAATTATTTTATAAACGGAGAAAAAACTATTCTTAGAATTAGAAATAGTTATTTAAGATTATATATATCACAAAGAAAACATAAAACTATAACATACATAACGCAAAATGTGAATAAATCTATATCAAAAAATATAAATGTAGACAAATATAATAATAGTTTATTATCAAAATTTTATGATGTAATTATATTTTATTATTCTCTTTCTGATGAAGAATTAGAATTGATAGACAATCTTATTTCATTATGTTACTAATTGTTTGAAAACTTGTTGTCCTTTATTATTAATTTCTAAAGTTCCAACTAGTAGAGGATGTACTCCTATTGTATTTAGTGCTTCTAAATAACTAGTTTTATCATAAATATTTAATACAGATTTACTTACACGTTTATAAACGTATTCAACATCACCTATTGTTATAGGTTTTGCTTCCCATTCAATGACTTGTCTATTTGCTTGAACAGTAATATCACTTTGTTGATTTGCATAATCAGGGACGTATGAAAACTTAGTATTTGTTGGTTCGCCAAAATTCATACATTTACCATTTGAATAAATATAACAATCAAATGCCGATTCTTTTATAATATCCGTTAATTGTGAAGTTAAGTTTGCTTTTATTTCTGAAATTTCATAAAGAAGTTGGTCACTTGTTACAGGATAATGAGGAGTGCTTTTACTCAAATCTTGTTTTTTTAATTCAATCGCATCGTCTGATATTAATTGTTCAGCCGAAAATTCCATTAAATAAACAAAAACATTTACTGTTTGAAGTGCGTTTGGTAAATCTTTATGACTACAAATGCGTCTAGCTCTTCCAATTACTTGTTCAAGTCTTACAGGATGCCAGTAAGGTTCCATAATATGAACAAATCTAGTATTTTTAAGATTGATACCTTCTGAACCAGAAGATGTAATCATAAGAACTTTAATAATTTCTCCCATATTGTTATTTCTAGCCATTTTTTTTAAATCAGCTGATATATTAGTAGGAATATATTTCCAATCACCATTATAGATATTTCGTATAATTTCTTTTTCTTCTGCTGTTTCAGTTCCAGAATACAAAGCATAAGTAGGTTTTCCTAGTTCTTCTTCTGGAATATCTATTTCCCAAATATCAGCAGAGTTCCTTTTTATTTTAAATCTAGCAAATCCATTTTTTTCTAATACTAAACTGAATAATCCGATTCCTTCCAATGTTCTGAATTGACTGTAAATTAAATGAAGACCAATATATTCTGGATCTTTAATATTTTCCAATATATGTAAATATTTAGGACTATATTTTGTTAATGCCTCAGGTGTTAAATAATCATTTGAATTTTCTTTAATTTCTTGTATTTTTGCTTCTATTCTTTCTTTATATGATATACCACCAATTTTATCAAGAATTTCATCACCTTCTTTTTCTCCCTCATTTTGGTCATTAACATCTTGTGCTTGTTCTTCTTTTTGTGCCTCTTTTAATATATGTTCATTATTTAAAACTTCATTGGACACAGTCATAGGTAAAGGTCTATCTTCCATTACAAAATTACAATACAAACGAGAAAAAATTTTATATGTGGAAGTAGCATCTTTATACAAATCATCTAATGGTTTTGGTTTTTTTGAATTTTTTTCCATTTTTCTCTCTTCTTTTCTTGCACTTTCATAAATTTTGAATTGAAAATCACTCATTGGTATTCTAACAATATGGTAATCAGTACCAATTATTTTATCATATTTTGGCAATAATCCTTCTTGAGCACTTTTAAAATAAGAAGATAAACCAATAATTCGTCGTTTTAAGCCATCCACATTTTTAAGTTTTTTTGTTACAGAGTCAATATACTGATTTTCAAATAAATCAAAACTATCAGGAAGTGCTTTTTGGTTTCTTATTTTGATACCATCATATAAAACTTCAATATCATTTCTTTTAAGTATTCCTATAATTCTTCTTTCAAATTCATCATCACTAATGAACTCAGTATCAATTATATTATTTCCAGATTCATTTTTTTTTACATTTGTAACACCTTGATAACCAGTTGTAACTTTAACTTTATTTTTAAATCCAAAAGGGTTTCTAGTAATTGTTAGCATTTTACTTGAAGGAGAATAATCAATAAAGTCTAAAGTTTTCTCTCCAATTAACATTTCATGGAGAGAATTTTTATCAATTTTTTTAGAAGTTTTTACATTTAATGGAATAAGCCACGTTTTAATATATCCTCTCAAAATATTAAAAAGTATTCCGAATTCGTTTGGATAATTAATAACTGGAGTACCTGTTAATAAAACTATTCTAGCATTTGTGGCACTCATCAAATATTCATAGAGTTTTGTGGATAAATATTTTGGTGAATGTTCTTTTTCACCTCTATCTGATTCTAGTATAGGTTTTTCTTTTTTTAATTTATTTACAATTCTACTTATCAAATTATGAGCTTCATCAATTACTATTACAGCATTATCAAATAAGTTTTTGGTAAATCCTGATGTTAATTCTTCTAATCTTTTAGTTCTTAGACCATTATAATTAATAAAAGTATATTTGTTTCTTATCATTTCATCTAATTGATTGTCTAGTGATTTTTTATCAACAGAAGACAAATCTTCATAGTTTGATTTCTTTTTAATATTTACAAACCAAGCACCTCTGTTTCTTCTAATATATTCTTGAGGTAAATTCAAAATAGCCGATATAGTTTGTAATGCTTCAGGGTTTGTGGCTAAAGAAATAAACTCCCAAAATTGATTTCTTTTGTAAAGCGAATCACCACAAAATTTTAATTGATCTTTATAATTTGCGTTGAGAGAAGCAGGAGTCATTATAATAATTTTTTTGGTATCTTTCATACCTTCTGCTAAAGCAATACTGGTACAAGTGTTATGTGTAACTGTAAAATCACCAATCATATATCTACAATTTCCATCTAAAGTAAAACCATAATAATCATCTTCATTTACATATTTAACAGTTATACTTCTAACTAAAACATCTTTGATTTGCTTTCGTAGTTCAGCTTTTTTTCTTGGAATCAATGTAGGAATTTCTTCTAATCCTTGACCACTTATATTAATTTTCCATGTGGTATCTTGTTTTTTGATACTTTTATATGTCGAAATAGTATTTTTTTGATTTTTATAACAAGAAAATCCTAGACTCCTAACTAAATAAATTACATCATTCATTAATGTTTCATTAGTTTCTGTAAATTCAAATGTTCTTTTACCATAATAACCATTACTATCCAATAATCCTGCTAATAATTTCAAACGATTAATTCTAGAATTACATTTATAAATCAAAGGTATATGTTTATTGTTTTGTATATTTAAATTTTTTAATATTGTTAAAAAAGAATTACTTTTTTTTGTACCATTATCTGAAATTTTATAATTATTACCTTGACACAAATTCAAAGATAACCCATAAGACTGAAGGTTTTTATCAAAATAATATAAAACTGTTGAATTATTACTAGTAATAGTAGAATCTTTTGATGTATTATCACCTAACCAATAACCGATAATGTATGGGTCAATTGGTAATTCTTTTTCAGGAAATTCAACAGGAACTTTGTATCCTTTTAAAATTCTTTTTTTTTTATTTGATAATTTTAAGTAATCTTTTACAGATATTTCGATTACATTATCATTAGTTTTAGGGTTATTCATTATAGATGTAAAAAAAGTTTCTGCGTGATTTTTAATTTCTTCACGATTATTTTGTGTTTTATTAAATGTAAAGGTTTTTGACATAAATTTATTATTTTCAATCCATTGAATATTATAATTAGTATTAGAAGTATGATTATTATAAGATATTTTAGGAAAACAAGAAGCTTTTAAACATAATATGTGTTCACTATTAACAGTATATTTTTCTTTTTCAAAAAAATTCTGTACTTTTTTATGAAAATTATATATAACATCATACATTTTATCTTTTCCTTTTGCTAAAGATGTTACTTTTCTAGGAGTAGAGTCATCACCCATCAAAAAATCTCCTACTTTAACATCTTGAACCATTTTAATAGAACCATCAAACATTATAATTGGTGTATTTTTTTTCATACATTTACCAGAACCCAACCCGTGATAAAGTAATAATCCACGATAAGGTGTAAATAAGTTCATATAATCCTTAACAATTTTTTGATGTGTTAACAAACTAAAATCATTTTTTTCTTTATCAAGAGTTTCACATGTTACATTTTGTGAAGATGATTCTATTTCTCTCTTATAAGGTTCAAATAAAGAGTTTATAAAGTTAATAAATATTTCACGATTATTCATATAATAACTTGATGCTTTTATAACCACAGGTGGTTGTTTTTTTGGAAGCCGTTTAGATAAATTAACATCACCAATATCAACAACTGTTTCAGGACCTAATATAGCAACACCTTTTTCAACCTTTTTTGTTTTTCTTTGCTTTTTTTCTGAAGGTTCTGCTTCTAGTTTTTTTTTTTCAACGTTATCTTCTTCAACTTCTTCTTTTTTTTCATTGTCACTTTCAATAAGTAATTGAACATTATTTTGTTTTTCATCTTCTTCATCGCTTTCTTCAATTAAAAGAAGCGGTTTTTTTTTATTTAATTTTTTAGCTTTTTGTATTTGCTGAATTGGGAAAATAGTAGATATAGGTTCTGCTAATTTTTTAGTATCACTGACTTCTAGAATTTGTTTAGTAGTTACCTTTGTTAATTTATTGTTTGCTAATTTTTCTAAAAGACTTGCTCTATCGTAACCTTTATCTCTCTCATCAACTAATTCTATTTTAGTTTTTCTTTTAGGTTCTTCTTCTTCTAGTTCTTCAACAATTTCTGTTTCATCATTATCAGGTTGTTGTATTTTTGTTTTTTTAACAGTTGTTTTTTTTTCTTTTACAAGTTTTTTTTCACCTTTAATTACAACAGCTACGTGTTCTCTCTCTTCAACAGTAGGTTTAACCAATAATTTTTGTTTTAATTTGTCTAAAGGATTCATTGCTTATATTATTTTGATATATAAATTATTTTGTGAATCCGTTCCAAAAAACTTTATAAATTTTTATTATTATTCATTATTATTCATTATTTTCATTATTTTCATTATTTTCATTATTTTCATTATTTTCATTTATAATTGTTAATGCTTCATTACAAGCAATTTGTTCAGCTTTTCGTTTAATTTTATGTTGTCCTTCTCCCATAAATAATAATATTTTTTCATTTTCTGATACATAATCATGTATTGATTTATATGTTTTAAAATACGATATGTGTACAGCATCGGAATGTTTCAAATTATAAATATTTTGTCCTAAACATAAATAAACACCCATTTTATATCCTAATTCTGTATCGTGTTCAATTTCCAAATAATGGGGAGTAACTTTAAATTCTTTTTGAATTTTAACTTGAAGAATATTTTTATAATTATCATCATTTGTTATAAGTGAAATCCAATCTATGTGTTTTTCAAATATATTTTCTACAAATTTTTGAGCCATTTGGAAACCTGGACCTGTAACAAATATATTTTGAAACCACATATCTTCATCTTTTACTTTTATTTTATTAAAATCAAGAAATAATGCTCCTAAAAAAGATTCAAAAAGACAACCTAATTTTTTTAAATTAGTGCGAATTTTTTTTTCCTCGGCGTGTTTAGACAAAATTAGCCATTTATTAAGACCCATTTCAAGAGCAATTTTACCTATTGCTTCATTTTTTACTATAGCAATTTTTTTTTCTGTCATAAATCCCTCATTTTCTTTTGGAAAACGACGATACAAATAATATTTTGTAACTAATTCTAAAATACCGTCACCTAAAAATTCTAATCTTTCATTTGATTTACTGCTTAATGGCATACAATCATGTGGTTTATCTACAATTTTTATATTTTGAGCAATATTTTCAAAATTAGGTCTTTTAGTGTATGATCTATGAACAAAAGCCCGTTCATAAAGAGATATGTTATAAACTGTAGGAGGCACACCATATTTAGAAAGAATACATTGAACTTCATCCAATGTAATCTTTAAATTTAGAGGGTTGTAAGGATTAAATACTAACCCTTCATCGGAACGAATAATATCATCGTCGTGTGCTATTTTTGTTTCGGACATGTTATAATATAATACTTGATATAATCTTTAAGTTATTAATATTTATTATAAAATAAGTTTTTAAATTACCATATTTTTTCAAATATTTAGATTAAAAATTTAATAAGTTTTAAAAAAATATAATATTATAATTGTATATAATGGTGTACATGTCAGGAAGTAAAAATGCCCGTAATGCGGCATCAATCTGTAATCGTACAAATGTTTGCGGTGGTCCCAAGAAAGCTGGTATTGTCTCTCGTCAAGGTTTCTTTATGCAATCTAATCCTTCATTAAGAGGTGCTCCTCAATCTCTTCCTTTAGTTTGTATCCCGAATACTACTGTTCAAACACAAAAATACGGATACAAAGCCACTATTGGTGGAAATATGGGTTAATCAACGACTTTATAGTAGGTTCTTATATTTTTATTTCATTATCAAATGAGAATTATGATATTTTTCAGAATTGTTTGTCATTGTATTTCACATTATGTATAAAATTATATATGTATATAAGTAGGAATTTCCTGATGTTATTTTTAACATAATTAATACTTTATTATTTTGTTAGCATAAATGATAACAAAATATTTTACCTACAAATTCTTTATTTTCAAAATAAGAAAATCCGACCCCTATCGTCAAATGAGAATACAAAAATAAATATTAATTATTTGGTTACCATAACGCATAGAAAAAATATTTTTATCGTATTATTTACAACAGCATAAAAAATATTAGACGCAAGGGGATATATAAGTTTTATTCAAAAACTATTTTATATGTAAAATAATTTAATAAGAAATTATTAAATAATCTAATAGAATGTTTCTTAAGATTGACACTAGAGAGAAAGAATTACAAAATAAAGTTTGTTATTATACATCTATTAATCCTTCTTTTAAAGATATTAAAATTGTAGTGGAAAATTTGCCTCTAGGTGATGCTATTATATATAATCCTTTAAAAGACGAAGAAATATTAATAATTGAGAGAAAATCAGTAAATGATCTATTGTCTAGTATAAAAGATGGTAGATATGAAGAGCAATCTTTTCGCTTAAACGGAAGTAATCTTCAAAATCATAATATTATTTATTTGATTGAAGGAGATATAAATAAAGCAAATATGTTTAAAGATACCAAAAGTGAAAAGCAAATTTTATATTCAGCAATTTTCTCTCTAAACTATTACAAGGGTTTTTCGGTATTAAGAACACTTTCATTAGATGAAACAGCTTTATTTCTTTGTAATTGTGTTGCGAAGTTAATAAAAGGTGAAAATACCAATAGAAAAGCGTTTTATTCAAATAGAAATTTAAAAATTCCAGAAATGACATCAATTGAAATAGTAGATGTAAAAGTTGTTGAAAATGACGATTCTGGTATTCAAACGGCAAATAATCAAGAAAAAGAATATATAAGTGTTGTAAAAAAGGTTAAAAAAGAAAATATTACTGTGGATAATATTGATGAAATTATGTTATGTCAAATACCAGGAATAAGCAATGTCACTGCTTTGGCTCTAATAAAAACTTTTGGTAGCTTAGCAGGATTAATAGATTGTATTAAAAATGATGAAAATTGTTTGAAAGATATATCATACACAAATGAAAAAAATCAAACTAGAAAAATAACAAAAACATCCATTACAAATTTAGTAAAATTTTTGTTGAAAAAGTAACTTATACACGGATTAGAAAAGAATTTTGATAATGCTATTGATAATGTAAAACCTGATTTTTTTTTTAATAATGCTTATGGAAAGCATTACCAAACCGAATATAATAGAAAACCATTCACAAAAAAGCCGTTCAAGCCCACAAAATAATGTAATACAATATAATATAATACAATATAATATATAATGGAAAAACAAATTATTAATTTTATTATTTTTATTGCTATCTGTTTTGTAGTTTATGTATTATTTAGAAGTATGATTCCTTCAATTCACGAAGGCATGACAACAAATGCTTCTGGTAATGAGGTTTCTTCTTCTACTTCAACGGGTGCTGGAATTGCTGGAGGAGCTCAAACATACGCAGCAAATATAAAATCTTTAGTAATTAAAAATGAAGATGTTTTATTAATTAGTAAATACAGAACAGATTATGAAAATGTTATACTAAATTTAGATGATTTAGTAAATTCAATTATGTTACAAACCGCATTAGGTATTGATTCAACTAATCCATCAATTGGATTAAAAAAATTAGTAGATTTAAATAACACAAAAGTAGCACTTAATAATGTAATGAAATATATTGATAAAAGTCATTAATAATTTATTATTATTTTAACCCTTTCACGCCTGAAGGTGTGTAAATCGCCAATATTGGCGATTTATTTTGTTAGCATACTATAAAAATAAAATTATTTTATTACCATAATAAGTAATAAAATAATATAAATATTAATAAACACTAAAAATGTGTAAGGTGTGAAAGGGTTAAGGAATATAAATGCTAACTTCATCGTCTTTGTAGTATCCTTTATCAACCAATGATTGTGTATATGCTGCCCCTCCCCAATTTTCATCCATTGGGTTAGGACTATACAACATATTTTCTTCTTTAACATTCATGAGATCAAGAGGGGTTGTAGTTCCTACATAATAAGATGATTGGTCAAAAGCAGGATATGAATTTTTATTATAAGGAAAATCATTTCTAGTAGCATCAACTAAAAGTGTTGGATTTGGTGGCATAGCAATACTCGTAGAATTTGCTTTTTCATGTATAATTTCTCCAACAGAATTAGCAATACTAGGAGGTAATCCAGATTGAGGTTCAGAAACACTAGGTCTTACTTTATACACAGGGTTACCTTGAGCATCATAAGTTTGTTGAAGATAAAGCACTGGACACCTAATTCCTTGACTTCTCTGCCAATCTAAAAATTCAACATACTCTTCTAAATTACTAAATTCAATAGGATTTACACCAGGAACTTTTGCGACTTTGGAATTATACAAGTAAAATTTACATCCTTTTTGAATTAAAATATTTGGACATCTTGTAAGATTATTATTAGTTAACCCTTCCATAGATTTAGGGTTACTATATTTTGCGTAAAAATATAAACCAATTAAAAATGTTATTAAAAATAAAAGTGTTAATAATGTCATTATATATATTATACTCTTATAAAAAGTATAATAAAATAATAAAAATTTTACTTAACAAAAAAGTAGTATTATAATATATACATGCTTTTTTTACATATAAATCAAAAGTTAAATAAAAATATTGATATATTAAACAAATATATTTCACAAGGTAAACAATTATTTATTTTATTTTATATGGAAGGTTGTCACCCCTGTGATGCTGTTAGACCTGAATGGAACAAATTAGAGAATATTCTAAAGGAAAAATTTAAATCAAACAATAATATTGTGATTGTTGATATTGAACAATCATTATTAAATAATATAAAATATTTAAAAAATAAACCAAAAAAATTTCCTTGTATTCGTTTTATTTCACAAGAAGGTAAATTTAGTGAAGATTATGAAGATTGTAGTGATATTGGAGAGAAAAATAGTTCAATTGATTCATTTGTTAAATGGATTGAACACACAGTTGATAATAATAAAAATATACAATACAAAAAAAGTAAAAATAAAACAAGAAAATTTAAAAATTTAATAGGTGGTAAATGGTCTATTAAATATAAACATAATATTGATTGTAACAAACCACAAGGATTCTCTCAAAGACAATACTGTAAATATGGTAAAAAAAAACTACGTTTTGTTAAATCAACAAAAACTGCTAAAAAAAAATAATTTTTTACAAATTAAAATTTTCTTTAGCATATCCAATTACAGCACACGCAATACGTTTTCCAGCATTACCAGTAATTAAACTATCGTGTTCATTTCCTTTACCACAATCATCAGGGTCAGCATGAATAATCAATCCTCTACCAATAATATTACATTTTACTCCACGTAATTTAATACAATCATCTACCATTGTATATTTAGCAAAGCCTTTATTATTTGTAATTAAATTACCTAAATCTCCAATATGTCGTTCTTTCATTCCTGGACAACCATGTGTTTTGTTATAAGGATTAAAATGAGCACACATACTTGTACATTGTTCAGATAAATCTCCTGCTTCATGAACGTGAAAACCGTGTTGAGAATTTTTGTTAAGTCCTTGAATATCAATTTGAATGATAACATTATTATTTGTAAAATTTTCAATAAAATGTACTGTTCCATTTATTTTATCACTTGTAAAAACAGCAACAGCTATTATAGGTTTTTTTTCCATATTATTATGTAAGTATATTTTTTTGTTATTTTTTTGTTATTTTTCTTAATTCATAAAAAAAATAATAATTTGTAACAATATAAATAAAAATTGATTAGATAAAATGAGATAAATGTAAAATATAATATAATTTAATAATGGAGCACATTTTTAGAATCTTTGATTTTAATGTATTCAATGAAAAAATAGAATCAAGTGATGATTCTAGTGATGATGGAAGAAATTATATAGATAATTCAAGTTTCAAAATTCAAATGTTTGGTTTGAATGAAATTGGTGAGTCGTGTTCAATTCTAGTAGTTGGTTTTAAACCATTCTTTTATATTCTTGTAAATGATAATTGGAACAAAGGAACAAAAGAACGATTTTTAGATTTTATAAAAAATAAAATGGGTAAATATTATAGTGACTCTATAACAGATTCTATTATAATAAAAAGAAAAAAATTATATGGGTTTGATGGAGGTAAAGAACATAAATTTATTAAACTAGAATTTAAAAATACGAATGCTTTTAATAAAGCAAAAAATTTGTGGTACACTGACTATAATAATGGTCATAAATTATTAAAAAATGGTTTGCGTTTTGAAAGTACAGATACAAAATTATATGAAGCAAATATTCCACCACTTTTGAGGTTCTTTCATATAAATGATATTAGTCCATCTGGTTGGATTGCTTTACCAAAAAAAAAAAGTTGGGAATTAAAACATACAAAAAAAACTCATTGTAAGTATGAATTATTAATTAATTATAAAGATATTGTATCTTTAAATGATAATGAATTAAGAGTACCTTATAAAATTATGAGTTTTGATATAGAAGCTAGTAGTAGTCATGGTGATTTTCCTGTACCAATAAAATCTTATAAAAAATTAGCTACAAATATAATTGAATATTTTGATAATCAAAAAATAGAAATAACAAAAGAATTATGTAAAAATATACTTAAAAGAATAATATTAACTGCTTTTGGTTATGAAAATATGGAACAAATTGATATAGTTTATCCAAAACAAAAAGAAATATCAAAAACAAAAGTTGAAGATATGTGTGATAGTTGGTTACAAAGTAAAGTGAGAGCCAATGATAAAACTGCTTCAGATATTACTACAATTGAATATATGTTTGAAAAACAAGCAAATGAGGATGATGATGATGAAGATATTTATAAAAAACATGTAAAAATTTATACTGACAAAAAAGCTACAATTGTAGATATATTGTGCGATAAAAATTTTGAAAGAGATGGAAAATTAAACGAGTTGAACATTTCGTTAAATTCTTGTTTTCCAAAATTAGAAGGAGACAAAGTAACTTGTATTGGTTCAACATTTATGAAATATGGAGATAAAGAACCTTATAAAAATCACTGTATTGTTTTAAAGTCTTGTTCAGATTTACTAATTGAAAATAGTATTATAGAGTCTTATGATACTGAAAAAGAAGTTCTTTTAGCTTGGCAAAAATTAATTCATAAAGAAAATCCAGATATTGTCATAGGATATAACATATTTGGTTTTGATTATGAATTTATGTTTAAAAGAGCAGAAGAAAATAATTGTGAACACGAATTTTTAAAGTTGTCAAGAAATATTGATGAGGTTTGTGGTACTATTGACAAAAATACAAATAAAATTAAAATAGAAGAAAGTAGTATTCAAATAGCAAGTGGTCAACACGATTTAAAATTTATTAAAATGAATGGTAGATTACAAGTTGATTTGTATAATTTCTTTAGAAGAGAAGAAAATTTGTCGTCTTATAAATTGGATTATGTTGCTGGTTATTTTATAGGTGACTATGTTAAAAGTTATAAAAATACATTATCATATACTGAAATAAAAACAATTAATTTAACAGGTCTTTTAAAAGGAAGTTTTATTCATTTTGAAGAAATTGGTCATTCAGTTGATTATTATGATAATGGTGCTAAATTCAAAGTAATACAAGTTAATAAAGAAGAAGGGAAATTTATGATAGAATCTATAATAAACTTAGATATGACAAAAAAAGTAAGATGGTGTTTAGCCAAGGATGATGTTACACCAAAAGATATATTTCGTATGACAAATGACACAGCTACATCACATGATAGGTCAGTAATTGCGAAATACTGTATTCAAGATTGTAATCTAGTTCATTATTTATTTAATAAGGCAGATATTTTAACAGGATTTATTGAGATGGCAAAAATTTGTAGTGTTCCAATCAACTTTCTAGTAATGAGAGGTCAAGGAATTAAATTGACCAGTTATGTTGCCAAAAAATGCCGAGAAAAACGAACTCTTTTACCAGTAATAGAAAAAGGTGACTTAGATGAAGGCTATGAAGGAGCTATAGTTTTAGAACCAAAATGTGATTTATATTTAGATAATCCTGTGGCTTGTGTGGATTATGCTTCACTTTATCCGAGTTCAATGATTAGCGAAAATTTATCTCACGATAGTAAAGTTTGGACAAAAGAATTTGATTTAAATGGTAAATTAATTGAAGAATGGGGTGAAAAAGATGAAAATGGTATTTATATTTATGATAATTTACCAAATTATGAATATGTTGACGTGATATACGATACTTTCAAATATATTCGTAAAAATCCAAAAGCTGCTGCTGAAAAAATTAAATCTGGTACAAAAATTTGTCGTTTTGTTCAACCAAATGAACTAGGTGAAAATAAAGCAATTATGCCATCAATTTTGGAAGAACTATTAAAGGCTAGAAAAGATACTAGAAAACTAATTCCACAACAAACCGATGACTTTATAAAAAATGTCCTTGATAAACGACAACTTGGATACAAAATTACAGCAAATTCGCTTTATGGACAATGTGGAGCAAAAACAAGCACTTTTTATGAAAAAGATATTGCTGCTTGTACTACAGCAATAGGTAGAAAATTATTAACTTATGCGAAAAGAATTATTGAAGAAAGTTATGGAGATTCTATTTGTAACACAAAAGAACATGGACCAGTTTTAACAAAAGCAGAATATATTTATGGAGACAGTGTTGCTAATTATACTCCAGTTATAATTAAAATAAAAAATATTATTGATATAGTAACAATTGAAAATTTGGCAGAAAAATATGGTTATGGTATTTGGGTTAATTGTTTAGAACCAGGAAAACAAAAAAAAACAGTTTGTGAATTAAAAAATGTAGAAACTTGGACGGATAAAGGTTGGACAAAATTAAATAGAGTAATTAGACATAAATTAGCTCCTAATAAAAAAATGGTAAGAGTTTTAACACATACAGGTTTAGTTGATGTTACTGATGATCATTCATTAGTATTAAAAACTGGCGAAGAAATTTCACCAAAAAATATTAGTATTGGAACTGAATTACTTCATAATAAAGGACCTATAATTGAAAATTATTTATCAGAAATTAGTGATGAAGAAGCTCAAATAATGGGTTTCTTCTTTAAAGATGGTAATTGTGAAAATTATTATTACGAATCAGATAACATATTTAATTGGTCATTAAATAATCTTTCATTAATTATTATTAACAAATATTTGGAATTATGTAAAAAAGTGTATTCAGAATTTGATTGGGTTGTAATGCCTATATTAGAAAATTTAACTCTCTATAAAATAGTACCAAAATATAGTAAATATGATTCTATAAGTCAATTTGTAAAAAAATATAGAGAAATATTATATTATCAAAAATCAAAAATAATACCTTTTATGGTTTTGAATGGTTCTCAACACATTCGTCAAGCTTTCTTCAATGGCTTGTATGATGCTGTTGAAAATAAAGATAAAAATGAATACATTATATTTGAAGAAAAAAATCAAATTAGTGCTTCTCATATATGTTGGCTAGGTTATAGTTTAGGTTATTCAACATCAATAAATACAAAAAAAGATAATCATAATATATACAGAATTACAATGACACAAAATAAACAAATATCCAATCCTAACAGTGTAATAAATATAAATGAAATTAAAAATTATAGTGGTTATGTTTATGATTTAACTACAGAAAACCATCATTTTGGTGCTGGAATAGGAAATATCATTGTACATAATACGGATTCAGTATTCTTTACATTTAATTTACAAACACCAGAAGGAAAACCTATTCGTGGTAAAGAAGCATTAGAAATTACAATAGAATTGGCACAAGAAGCAGGACACTTGGCATCATCATTTTTGAAAGGACCACACGATTTAGAGTATGAAAAAACATTTATGCCATTTTGTTTACTTTCAAAGAAAAGATATGTTGGTATGCTTTATGAAATGGACTCTAACAAATGTAAAAGAAAAGAAATGGGTATTGTTTTGAAGCGTCGTGATAATGCTCCTATTGTAAAAGATATTTATGGTGGTATTATAGATATTTTGATGAAAGAACAAAATATCAATTTAGCAATTGAGTTTTTGAAAAATTCTTTACAAAATATTGTAGATGAAAAATTTTCAATTGATAAATTAATTATTACAAAATCATTAAGAAGTGGTTACAAAAATCCACAAACAATAGCTCATAAAGTATTAGCAGATAGAATAACTGCACGAGAACCAGGAAACAAACCTAGTTCAGGTGATAGAATTCCATTTGTTTATATAAATAATACAAATAAGAAAGCATTACAAGGTGATAAAATTGAAACACCAACATTTATAAAAGAACATAATTTAAAAATAGATTACTCATTTTATATAACAAATCAAATAATGAAACCTGTACAGCAATTGTTTGCTTTAGTTTTAGAAAAAATTTGGGAAATTCAAGGAAAAAAATTTACAAAGTTTTCAAAATATAAAAAAGAAGTAGAAATATTAAAATTAAAATATAAATATGATAATGAAAAGTTTCAAGAAAAATTAGAAGATATGAGAAATAAAGAGATAAAAATTCTTCTATTTGATAAGTATTTGAGAGAAACGAATAATGAAAAACAAGGAAATCAAACTGTAACAAAATTCTTTAATGTAAAATAATATAAATTAAAATAATATAACATTTAACCCTTTCACATTTTTAGTGTTTATTAATATTTATATTATTTTATTACTTATTATGGTAATAAAATAATTATTTTTTTATAGTATGCTAACAAAATAAATCGCAAATATTGGCGATTTACACACCTTCAGGCGTGAAAGGGTTAATATGTTTTTACACCTTTGAACATTTAAATCCGCACAAAAAATAACTCATTTTTTGTGCGGATTTAAATGTTCAAAGGTGTATAATAAATTGAAAAAACTGTTCAAGCCCTTTTATTTGACTTGTTCTACTGTAATCACCGTGTAAAATAATAATCTTTTTCCCTTGTTTTATTTTGTCTTTTGTACATATCATTAATCATCATTGAAATATTTTTCATAGAAGTCTCTAACAATGAAAGTCTCATGTCAAAATTATAATTTTTAATATTTTTTGAATCATAAACACAGTCTTTTATTTTATCATGTTCATCATCATCATCATCATCATCGTAATCATCGTCATCATCGTCATCATCGTAATCATCATCATCATCGTCATCATCGTCATCATCGTCATGATCGTCATCATCGTAATCATCGTCATCATCGTCATCATCGTCATCATCGTTATTATCGTAATCATCATTATTAATTTCACTTTGAATATCACTAGAATATCCATTGTTAAAAGCACCCGATATATCTGATATACTTGACATATACGCAGAATATCCATTTACATTAGTCAAGTCTTTGCTAATAATAGCTTCTTGTTGAAGCTTACACAAAATAGCATATATACTTCTATGATGCTTTACAGAAATTTCTTGAATAGTCATTCCCAAAAGTTCATACTCTCTTTCTAAAGCTAAACATTCATTAATAGTCCAATGATTATAGTGTCTTTTCATAGTATTCATTATAATTATGTATTAGCATATATTTTAATGTTTAAGTCATTTTATAAATTACTAAAATCGCACGATTTATGTAATAGTAAATTTGGAATTTCTTTTGTAAAAATCATTATATATGAAAACAACCACGTTCCAATAACAACCCACATATGATTTATAACATTTCCTCCATTGTAAACAACCCACCTTAAACATTGACAATGTGGCATCGTAGTTAAAAAAGGAGAAATAAAAAAACCTGTTATTGTTTTTGGAACGCACAATTCTGTATAAATATGTGTAGATAAATAATGTAAAATCATCCACATAATGTACACTCCAGTAATATTAATAATAATTGTAAATGATTTATAAGTATAAGACAAAAATATTTGAAAATTTTTATTAGTTTTTAAAAATATATTTGTTTGATTTTTTATTGTTTCATCTAGAGATTTTTTACAAAAAATATTTGTTTGTTTCATTATTAAATTTATATAATAAATTATCTTTATATAAGGACAAAGCATATTTATTATTTATTATTTTTTATGATAACACATTAAGACCTTTTCACATTTAAAACGCCCATTTTATGCGTCTGTAAAATATAAATTTTATAAACTTGGAAAGTTTTATTTTTCATTTATAAAAAATACAAAAAAATGATAATAAAAATAACGAATGAAATTGTATTTTTCTAATTATTATGGTTTAGAAAAATAAATATGCGTTGTTGTAACAAATAAATTAACGACTGCGAATTGATTTTCTACGACTTTTTCTACATTTTTTTGATTTTCTAGATTTTTTTGATTTTCTAGATTTTTTTGATTTTATATGTTTTTTTCTAAATTTGCCGCCTCGTGTTTCTGGATACTCATCATCTCTATACTCAGGATAATACTCCCCACATTTGTCTTTGCGTGCTTTTTCAGAAATTTTATGTATGTCCGGATTATACACTTCGCCATTAACTAGCTCTCCTGTCTCACAAAAATGCCTGGATGGTTTTAAAGACATATATATATATATAATATAAAAAATATAAAAAGTCAATAATTACAAAATTTATCCTAAATATAAGGTTTTTTTCTGTTGGAAGTATATTCTTGTATAACGAATGAAATTGTATTTTTCTAATTATTATGTTTTAGAAAAATAAATATGCTTTGTCCTAATAAATAATCATTATTAGATGTTGTAATAATCTAAAAAAAAAGAACGTAATAATCTATTTCCAGATATATCATTTATAAAATTATCTAATTCATTTATAATAATATTCCGCTGTGTATTATTAAAACTATTTTCAATATTTTGTTCTTGATTGTCAACTGTATTTATAAGATTATTAACTTCTTCTAAATTATTAACATTATATCCACGAATATCATATCTACAAATAGGACATCTACAATTTGTACGAAACCAAGATATTAATTCTTGCGTATTGAATAAGTGTCTACAATTTCGTATCATTGTTACTCTACTAGTATCAGTAAAATTATCTAAGGATATTGGACAGCTTGTATTAACAGGATTTAAAATATCAGAATACATTACATTTCTAGTAGCATTTTCAATTTGACTTTCAGTTGGTGCTATATTTATAGGTTCTAAAAATGTGGTAAAATTTCTTAACAATTCTTCTGAAAGTGTGGTTGTAGTTCTAGGATTTGTAATTCTAGTTTGGTTTAATGAATTTATATTATCTTCATTAAATAAATTATTAAAACTTTCTAAAGGGATTTGAAATCTTTGAACTTCATCAATAAAATATGGAATATTATTTACAATTATTCTACGATTTCTAGTATTAGAAGTATTAGGAGTATTAGGAGTATTAGGAGTATTAGGAGTATTAGGAGTATTAGGAGTATTAGGAGTATTAGGAGTATTAGGAGTATTAGGAGTATTAGGAGTATTAGGAGTATTAGGAGTATT